ACAATGGACAATGGCAAAAAAACTTATTGCGTACGCAGGAAAAACTTATGTTGCCGGTGATGACGACCAGTCTATTTACAGATGGGCGGGCGTTGATCCTGACGACTTAATTAATTTAGAGGGGGAAAGATACATTCTTGATCAATCCTGGCGCGTGCCTCGCAAGATACACGATGCGGCGACAACATTGATTAAGCGTGTCAAGAACAGAATTCCTAAAATATGGAACTCCAAGGGTGACGACGGTGTTCTTCAGTATCACAGCACGCCGTTCAGTGCGGTTAATTTACAAAAAGGCGAATGGCTCATTCTGGGGCGTGACCGCTATACGCTGGATCGAATTGAAAATGAAATGAAGTCACGGGGATTTTTCTTTTCCCGTTTGTGGAACGGCGAAAAGGTTCCCTCTGTCAGTAAAAAAAGACTGAGTGCCATCAATGCGTGGACGGATCTTACAATACGTGACAAGGAAATAGAACTTGAACGCGTCAAGACAATTTATCATTATCTAGAGGTTAAGAAACAAGTGAAGCACGGTTTTAAAACCATGCCGAACGCCTCCGATGACATTCTCTACACCTACGACATGCTGGAAAAGGATTTCGGCCTGCTCGTGCCGAAAGACAAGATCTGGCACAGGGTACTGAACTTTCCGCTGTCGGAAAAAGTGTACATCATTTCCCTGCTGCGCCGCAAGGAGAACCTGAACCGCGCACCACGGATCACGTTATCAACCATTCACGGATCAAAGGGTGGCGAGGCGGACAACGTTATGCTATTGACGGAACTGCCACGCGTGATTGATGAAAATTATTTTAAAAACAAGGACGATGAACGGCGGGTGTTCTATGTGGGGATGACCCGTGCGAAAAAAGAGCTGCACATCGTGCGCTCACAAACCGAACGGGAATTCAAGGAGCTTTTTTAATGGAGATTACAAAGAAAACACTGTTAGAGGCTCTTGAAGCCGTAACAGGCAAGCGGGAAGACGACTACGGAAACAAATTAAAGAACCATCAGAACATTGCTGATCTGTGGAGCATATATTTACAACATAAAATATCCGCCCACGATGTTGCGATTTGCATGGCTCTGCTGAAGATTGCGCGTATCATGCATTCCCATCATGAAGATGCGTACATCGACTTAGCGGGCTATGCTGCCATTGCGCGGGAGATTGATATAGAAGGGAAACTCAAAAAATGACTCAAATCCCTTTGTTTCAGCCTCCAAGCGAGTGGCTTCCTCCTGAGACTATACCTAATTTGCATGCCGCCGAGCAGATTGCGATTGACCTTGAGACCCACGACCCCGGGATCAAGGACATCGGACCTGGCTGGGCAACCGGTCATGGAAAGATTATAGGTGTAGCCATCGCCGTTGATGGATGGCAAGGGTACTTTCCCTTGCACCATCAGGGCGGTGGAAATTTTGATGAAAAAATATTCAAAAGACAACTGAAAAAAATCCTGGAACTGCCATGCGACAAGATATTTCACAATGCTCCCTATGACGTGGGATGGCTTAGACAATGGGGACTGGAAGTCAAGGGACGTATCATTGACACAATGATTGCAGCTCCCCTGATTGATGAAAACCGTTTTCGTTATTCTTTAAACGAACTTGGCAAGGACTACCTCCAGGAATCAAAATCAGAATCAGGTTTGTATGAAGCTGCGAAAGCTTGGGGCGTTGATCCCAAGGCGGAAATGTACAAATTACCGGCACAGGACGTTGGACCCTACGCCGAACAGGATGCTTCCATGACACTGCGATTATGGAATCATTTCAAGATAGAAATTGTCAAGCAGGAGCTCACAAGCATCTTTGATCTGGAGACGGATCTTATTCCCTTGATGATTGACATGAAATGGAAGGGTGTCCGTGTTGACATTGACCGTGCGGAAAAAATTAAAAAAGATCTCGAAAAAAATGAAAAGAAAATTCTTAAAGTAATTAAAGACGACACGGGAATTAATGTTGACGTATGGGCTGCCGCCAGCGTGGCGAAAGCGTTTGACGCAAAAAAAATAAAATATGAAAAAACGGAAAAATCCGGCCAGCCAAAGTTTGACAAGAACTTTCTGGCCACGCACCCCAGCTCCCTAGCAAAGAACATTGTTGAGGCGCGGGAGATTAACAAGGCAAGGACCACGTTTATTGACAGCATTCTCAAGCATGAGAACAAGGGACGAATACACGGGGAGATACACCAGATGCGATCCGACCAGGGCGGCACGGTGACGGGGAGGCTTAGCATGTCGAACCCCAATCTCCAGCAGATTCCTTCACGCAACAAGATCCTGGGACCCCTGATCCGGTCCATATTCATTCCGGAGGAAGGGGCACAATGGGGGTCTTTTGACTATTCGCGGCAGGAACCACGGCTCGTGGTTCACTTCGCTTCGCTGACACATGGTGGATTGATGGGAGCTGATGAGTTTGTTGAGGCATACCAGAACGATCCCAATACGGACTTTCACCAGATAGCTGCGGAAATGGCAGGGATAGACAGAAAGACAGCCAAAACAATCAATTTAGGGCTTACCTACGGCATGGGAAAAGGCAAGCTGGGCAGTCAGCTCGGACTCGGCAAGGAGGACGCTGAACAGCTATTTTTAACCTATCACAGCCGTGTTCCGTTTGTTAAGCAACTGACGGAACAAGCAATGAAGACAGCGGGAGACAATGGTTTTGTGCGCACCATTCTGGGACGCAAGTGCCGTTTTAATACCTGGGAGCCCAACATGTTCCGTGTTGGTCCTACAAAAGCTTTATCCCGTGACGAGGCGGAAAAAGAATACGGCAGAAACATTAAAAGGGCCTGGACATACAAAGCATTAAACAAGTTAATTCAGGGCAGTGCCGCTGACCAAACGAAAAAAGCGATGTTACATTTGTACAAGGAAGGAATCATTCCTCATATTCAGGTGCATGATGAATTGAACATTTCAATTACAGGCGATCTGATGAGTGATGAAATAAAAAATATCATGGAGAATTGCATAGAACTAAAAGTGCCATCAAAAGTGGACGCAGCGAAAGGGGACTCATGGGGAAAAATACAGAAATAAAACTGGAATTTACTATGTGTCCAAACTGTAAAGAAAATGTGTTACCCGATCCCATTAAAAATGACATTTACCAATGTCCTGAGTGCAAGGAACTGATGGAAATAGAAAAGGTGGTAATTTTTGAACCGGAATTTGACGTTACGGTTCACTAGAGGAGGACTAAATGAAAACTGGAAGACCCGCAAGATGGACGGATGAAGACTTAAAACGCGCCGGTGAACTGATTAAAGACCATACGGCAACGGAGGTTGCTAAAGCTTTTAACACGACAAAGAACGCCATACTCGGAATACTTTACCGTGAAAAAAGAAAAAATGGGTATGTCCCGCCTCCTGATTCAAAATACGCAAAACCCCGACCACGATCACGATTCAAAAGTGATCCCTCGCTGGGGGAAAGAAGCTGCAACATATGCAAAAAAACTTTCACCAAGTCCGGGCGCTTTGACTTGTTTTGTTATGAGTGCAGAAGAACAGGACGTGTCATATGATAACCATTATTTTAGTTCTCAGCGCTGTCTCAACACTATTATTGGCCTTTATCGCCGTCATGGTGTTTATCATCGGCCACAGACAGGATGAGGATAGAAATTCAAAAAAATAGTTGACCTATCCCATATTTTACTATATTTAATGGGTAAAGGAGAAATGAGAAATGGAACTAAGGCACGACTATGAAAATACCTTCAAGCAGGGGTATTATCTCGGCTATCGTATCGCCATGGTAAAGCAGTGCAATGGGTTGCACCATATTTACAAAAAGCACGGCGATGAGGAAATGGCCAATTTTTATCTGGACCAGGCAAAACAATGGCTTGGCCTGGCACGGCTCGTGGGACGAAAATTCTGCCCCATGGAATCAAAACAAGACACAAAAATAGATCTTTACGGCAATATTGTCAGGCAGGCGTTGAAAGCATGACCTGGCTTCTAGTGATTGCGTTTTGTTTAATATTTTGGAAGCCTCTGATCGCAGTGGCTTTATTTATTTTAATTTTAATGAACACTTTATAAGGAGGCTGTTATGGCTAAAAAGAAGACCCCTCTGGAAAAAATCAGGAAAGAGCTTGATAAGCTGGAGAAACTGCAAGAAAAACAAAATGCCACCGTTGAAAAGATCACGGAGATCATCGACGAGGCAGAAGATAACGAAGACTACGACTTCGATAAATGGGAAGGAACGGATGACTGACATATCTAAATACAAATCCGTTGCCGTGCGCCTGCCAATCTGGAACAAGCTGCAATCCTTTGCGGGCCAGGATTTCCGGTCGGTTGGCAAGGTCATTGAATTCCTTGTTGACAAGGAAAACAAGGCACGGGACAGGAAAAAGAAAAACGGGAGCGCAAAATGACCGTGGAAGAAGCGCTGGAAGTGGTACTGAACTACTGCAAGAAGGACGTGGCGGAAAAAAGCACGTTTCCCGCCGCTGTCGCACGGCCCGAGGACCACAAGGCGTCGCTCGAGCGCAAGAGATCACGGGACACGGAACTCGTGGATACTGATTTAGTTGATAAAAACACTTGATTTTTTTCATAAAATACCCATACTAGATTATGTGGATGCCGTTATGGGTCCACATAATCTTGCTTTAATAGGAGGTATTTATGACTGAGCTAGATAATATTATACGCAACCATTTTCTTGGTTTTCACAACGACTTTTTCGACAGTTTCAGAAAAGTTTCAACTTATCCACCCTACAACATAAAAGAAAAAGATGACAAAGGTGTCATTGAATTTGC